ATTAACAATTAAGGAGTAAAATATATGCCGTTAAAGAAATCAACAAGCAAAAAAGCATTACAAGCAAATATTAAAGAAGAAATTAAAGCTGGAAAACCAATTAAGCAAGCAGTTGCCATTGGATATTCAGTTAAAAGAGAAGCACAAAAGAAGAAAAAGTAATATATCACTTTTTTTCATTTAATTATTAACTAGGAGTCAATCATGGCCATTAAGTTGGAACTTGAAATCAAAGAAGTAGAATTAGTATTAGCAGGTCTTTATAAACTACCTATGGAGTTTGCTGAACCTGTAGTCGCTAAAATCAAAGCACAAGGTATCCCACAAGCTCAAGCACAACAAGCAGCGGAAGCAGAAGCTAACCCAACACCTGTAGAAGTTACTCCAGCAGAACCATTGCCTGAAGAACCACAAGTCTAATGCAAATCGAACAGAGGTTGCTATCGGACTTAATTCCGTATATCAACAACTCTAGGAAACATTCAGACGATCAAGTTGCACAAATTGCAGCTTCAATTAAAGAGTTTGGATGGACTAACCCTATATTAGTTGATGGTGATAACGGAATTATTGCAGGCCATGGTCGTATTATGGCGGCTAAAAAGCTAGGAATGACTGAAGTCCCTGTCATTGAATTAGCACATCTATCCAAAGAACAACGCAAAGCATTAATCATTGCAGACAATAAACTAGCTTTAAACTCTGACTGGGATACAAACCTATTAGCTATTGAGTTACAGGATTTAAAAGATTTGGACTTTAATCTTGATTTAACAGGGTTTAGTTCTGAAGAATTAGATGCAATATTAAATATTGTAGAAGAAACTGAAGGATTAACGGATGAAAATGAAGTTCCTGAAATCCCTGAAGAACCTAAAACAAAACCAGGCGACATATATCAATTAGGCAATCATCGTTTAATGTGTGCAGATTCTACCGACATTGAATCTGTAGAAATGTTATTGGAAGGAGATGAAATAGACTTTTTATTCACAAGTCCACCCTATAACGCTGGCGATTCTGAAAAATTATCAGGAAATACCCATACAACAGATAATAAATATGGGATGTATCAAGACAATAAGTCTAAACATGAATATTACGATTTATTATGTGGATTTACTAATGCCTGGATACATTTTACCAAATGTATGGTTGTAAACATCCAACAATTAGCAGGAAACAAGATTGCTGTCATAGAATATCTAAATCAATACAAAAATAACTTTATTGACATGGCTATTTGGAATAAAGGACACGCAGCACCAGCAATGGCAGAAAAAGTTATGAATTCATGCTTTGAATACATGATATTCCTATCGCCACAAGAAAATCCGTCACGAGCAATACCTTCTGCACAATTTAGAGGCACAATTAAGAATGTATATGATGGCGCACCCAATAGAAACAATGAATTCTCTAAAGTTCATGCAGCAACATTTCCTATTGATCTTCCTGAATGGGCTATAACATCATTTACAACAAATGGTGCTATTGTAGGTGATTGCTTTGGAGGAACAGGAACAACAATGATTGCTTGCGAAAAATTAGGAAGAAGAGCAAGATTAATGGAACTTGATCCCAAATATTGTGACGTAATAGTCAAGAGATGGGAAGATTTTACAGGTAAGAAGGCAGAGTTATTAAATGATTGATTTACAACACTTACTTTTAAACACTTTTGGTCAATAAAAAGATGCTAGAACACGTTCCTACTGATAAGACAAAAGAGCAAGTATTAAGCGCTTCAGGGCTTGGATTGCCTCAACTGCAAATAGCTGCATTACTTGGCATATCTGATGTGACGTTACGCAAACACTATGAGAAAGAATTAGCTGTGGGGAAAGCTACTGCGTCTGCTAACGTAGCTAAATCTTTATACAATAAAGCAATAGCAGGTGATACGACTGCTGCAATATGGTGGACTAAAGCTCAAATGGGTTGGGGTGAAACCAATACCACTAAATTTGGCAATATTGACGGAACGCCATTAGAAGGCATACAAGTAACTTTTGTATCAACAGATGGAACAAAGACTACTTGATAAAGCCATAGCAGATGTTCAGTTCCCACAAAAGCTAGAATGTCTATTTACTCCACCTTATGTCAGGTATAGAACATTATATGGTGGCAGAGGTGGCGCAAAGTCTTGGGGAGTTGCCAGGGCATTATTGATAAAAGGCGCTAAAAAGCCTTTACGCATACTTTGTGCAAGAGAATTTATGACATCTATTAAAGATTCTGTGCATAAATTATTGTCAGATCAAATAAATGCTATGGGTCTTAACTCATTTTATGAGATAACTCAAAACGCTATTCGTGCAGCAAACGGAACAGAATTTGCCTTTGTAGGATTAAAGAACAACATAGCCAATGTTAAATCATACGAAGGTATTGACATCTGTTGGGTAGAAGAAGCGCAAACAGTATCCAAATCTAGCTGGAATACATTAATCCCAACTATCCGTAAAGAAATGTCTGAAATATGGATAACTTTTAACCCTGAATTAGAGCAAGACGAAACTTACCAGCGATTTGTGGTCAATCCACCTGAAAACTCTATTGTTCAGCGTATTAATTGGAACGATAACCCATGGTTTCCTGATACATTACGCATGGAAAAGGATGCGTTAAAGAATCGTGATCCTATTGCCTACAATAATGTTTGGGAAGGTCTATGCAGACTTACAGTAGATGGCGCTATATTTGCTAATGAAATGAATGTGGCAGAGCTATCAGGCAGAATAACTAAAGTCCATTACGATCCATTAAAGCCTGTTCATGCTGTATTTGATCTAGGTTGGGCAGATCACACAGCTATTTGGTTTGTTCAATTTATAGGCATGGAAACAAGATTAATCAGATATTTGCAAGATACGCAAAAGACTATCAGTCATTATTTGCAGGAAATGCAAAAATTAGGCTACATTTACGATACTTTACACTTACCACACGATGCAGAAAGTAAAAATATTGCGTCTAATGGTCGGTCTATTGATGAAATTGTAAGGGCAGCCGGATATAAAACTAACATTTTACCTAGAGTTCCTGTGGTAGATTCAATCAATGCTGCACGAACCATATTCTCTAACTGTTATTTCGATAGAGAAAATTGCGCAGATGGGTTACAATGCTTGCGTCATTACCGATATGAAGTTGATCCTGATTCAGGTCAATTTAGTCGCAATCCACTCCATGACCAATACTCTCATGGTGCTGACGCATTTAGATATATCGGTTTAATGTTGCAAGATAGAAAAGAACAAAAAGTCCGTAAACAAACATATACTCCTGGCGTAAGCTGGATGGGATAACACATGGCAAGAGCTAAAAAAACTAATGTAGTTGATAACGACCCAAGAATACAAGACGCTATTCAATTCTTACAGTTTGCTAATGAAGCAGATCAAATGAATAGAAGTGAAGCGTTAGAGGATTTAAAGTTTGCAGCAGGTGACCAATGGCCTGTTGAAATACAAAATAGTAGAGTTTTAGAAGCAAGACCATGTTTAACCGTCAATAAAGTTGATGCCTATTGCCGTCAATTAACTAACCAAATGCGTCAACAACGCCCTCGCATGAAAGCGCATGGCATGAATAATGAATCAGACGCTAAAATGGCCGAGATCATTTCAGGCATTTTCCGTCATATTGAAGTCCAATCAGATGCAGACCAAGCTTATGACAAAGCTGGTGACTTTGCAGTTCGTATGGGTTGGGGATATTGGCGAGTAACTACAGACTACGTTAAAGACGATTCATTTGACCAAGAAATCTATATTAGAGCTATTGATAACCCTTTTACTGTTTACTTTGACCCTAATTCAGTCATGCCTGATGGATCAGACGCAGAAAAGGTATTGATTACCACAGTTATCTCTAAAGACAATTTCAAGAAAATGTATCCCAATGCCGAAGTTGAGCAAGGATTCACAATGCGAGGCACAGGCGACACTAATCCTGAATGGGTTATGAAAGAGGATATTAGACTAGCTGAATACTTCTATACTGAACGCAATCCTATTAAGATTCATTTATTATCAGACGGAACAACAGTTAAGTCATCAGAATTGCCACCACAAGATGTTTTAGACATGGCAGGCATTACAATCGTAGAATCAAGAAATTCATACGAGAAAAAGATTAAATGGTGCAAACTAACATCTATGGAAGTATTGGAAGAAGGCGAATGGGCAGGTAAATACATTCCTATTATTCCTGTTTATGGTCAAGAAACTGTAGTAGAGAATAAGAAAAAGAAATTTGGTATTGTAAGAATGGCCAAAGACCCACAAAGAATGTATAACTTTTGGCAAACTTCTTTAACCGAGTCCGTAGCGTTAGCACCTAAAGCTAAATGGTTGTTAGCTGAAGGTCAAGATGAAGGCCATGAGAACGAATGGGCTATGGCTAATATTAAATCTATGCCTGTTTTACGCTACAAACAAACAGATATTGATGGTAAACCTGCACCTGCTCCACAAAGATTACAACCTGAACCACCTCCAGCAGGTATTATGGCGGCTGCTCAATCAATGACCACAGATTTAATGCAAGTGGTAGGTATATTTGACCCTGCTCAATTACCAACAGGCAATATTTCAGGAAAAGCCCTACAAGGTCAGCAACAACAAGTTGATTTAACCAATTTCCACTATTATGACAATTTAACTCGTTCTATCCGTCAAACAGGTCGTGTAATCCTAGACTTAATCCCACATATTTATGATAGACAAAGAGTCATGCGTATTATTGGTGACGATGGAAAGCCTGAAATCTTAACTATTAATGAATATGGTCAAGACGAAGAAGGCGTAACTAAAATTCTTAATGATGTAACAGTAGGCGAATATGATGTAGTTATGGATACAGGCCCAGGCTATAACTCTAAACGCCAAGAAGCTGTTGACGCTATGATGCAATTATTTGCTGCAGACCCAGCTTTAATCCAACAAGCTGGCGATTTAATGATTCGAAACATGGATTTCCCAGGCGCTGAAACTATTGCAGACAGATTAGCAGTCAATAATCCATTGGCTAAAATTGACGATAAGTCTAAAGTGCCACCAAGAGTTCAAATGCAATTGGCTCAAGCACAGGCACAAGTCCAACAAATGCAACAAGCTATTCAACAATTACAATTAGATTTACAGTTTAATAAATCTGTTACACAAGTTAAAGAAGATGGCGCTACTAAACGTGAATTAATGAAACAAACAGCTAAAACACATGATGTTGAATTGCGTGACGCTGAACGTAGACATGACACTATAACAAAAACAGATACACAGATTGAAATTGAACAATTAAAAGCTCAAGTAGCAATC